GTGCTAATAGTAGAGGTGCTGGTTCATTTAGAGATAATGCAAATAATGTTTATAACTTTGTTGCAACGAATACAGACTTATATCAATTAGATGGTGGAACATTTACATCAAGAAAAGCATCTTTAACTGGTGGCAATACAGATTTTTGGACATTCACACAATTTGGTAACTACATCATAGCAAGTAATGGAGTTGATAAACCACAATATTATTTAATGGGTACATCAACTAACTTTGCAGATTTCGACAGTATTGCAACTGGAGTACCAAACTTTAGAACTTCTGGTGTCATTAGGGATTTCTTAGTTACAGGAAATTTATCAACTGGATCTAATACAATTCAATGGTCAGGTATTAATGACATAACAGAATGGACTGCAGGAACTAAACAATCTGATTCACAAAATTTACCAGGTTCAGGTGGTGAGATTGTAGCCATAACTTCTGGAGAGATTGGTTATGTATTTAGACAAAACCAAATAGTTCGTATGGACTATGTTGGTGGTGCAACAGTATTTAGATTATCTGTAATCTCACCAAATAGAGGTGCAGTATATGGTAGAACAGTTTGCCAAGATAATCGTAGAGTATTCTTTTATGCAGACGATGGATTTTTTGAAATTAATGGCGACCAAGTAATTCCAATCGGTGCAGAAAAAGTTAATAGATATTTTGATACAGATTTAAACAAAGCATTTAGTGATAGAATTTGTGCTGCTGTCGATCCATTCAATCAATTAGCTTTATGGTTATATCCTTCAGCTAGTGATACAGCAAATACAACTGGTATATGTGATAAGATTTTAATTTATAATTATGCTACTCAAAAGTGGTCAACTGCAACTGCTAATGCTAGTACCATATTCTCACAATTTGTTGGTGCTTATACTGTAGAATTGATGAATATTATTTCAGAAAATTTAGAAGATATTAATATTGCTTTAGATACTGACTTTTGGAATGGTGGACAATTATTACTAGGTGCAATAGATAATAATTATAAAGCTGCTATTTTTTCAGGTACAGAAAACGAAGGTGAAATAGAAACATCAGAATTAGAGTTGTTTCCAGGACTAAGATCGAATATAATAGGTATAAGACCAATAGTAGATACTACAGCTACAGTTACTATTAAAACTAGAGATAGATTAGCAGATGACGCAACTGAATCTAGTAGTTCTAGTATGAATTCTACTGGTATTAATCCAGTAAGACAATCAGGTCGATATGTTAAAATTAATGTTAAAACACCAAGTGGTACAGCTTGGAAAGATGCTCAAGGGATTGATCTTGTTGCATCAAGAGCAGGGTTGCGATGACAGATAAAACTGATATAGATAATGTTAGATACAGTTTTGAAACTCAAGAGTTTTTCCAAAGACAAATTGAGGAAGCGATCAACGCATTGATTAATGAAAAGAACCAAGAGAACAATAAAGCATTTGCTTGGTTTATAGGAGATTAAAATGGCAGGTATAAAAGATTATTCAACAACACAAGCTAATAACACAGATCTTAATGGTATAAGTGTAGCAGAAGGTATGTTACCTTCAAATCTTAACAATGCAATTAGAGCATTAATGAAAAATACTAGAGAGTGGTTTAATGATTCTCAATGGGTTGAGTATGGTGATGGTTCAGGTGCTTATACTGCTACTTACGCATCAGCTACTTCATTCACAATAGATGGTGTTGATGTAACTGCAATTTACCATGAAGGTAGAAGAATTAAATTAACTGCTACAACTCCTGGTACAATTTATGGAACAATTAGTTCTTCATCTTTTTCAACCAATACAACTGTTAATGTAACTTGGGATAGTGGTTCATTATCAAATGAAACTATTGACAATGTTTATATTGGTGCTTTATCAAAAACAAATAAATCTATTCCTACAGAAATAATTACAGCAGCTTTATTAGCTGACAATGCTGTTACTACATCTAAAATTCAAGGGGATGCAGTTAATGGTTCTAAGATTGCTGATGACAGTATAGATTCAGAACATTATGTAGATGCTTCAATAGATACTCAACATATTGCAGACTCACAAATAACAAGTGCCAAAATAGCAACTAACGCAGTTACTACTGCAAAGATTACAGACGCAAATGTTACTCTTGCTAAACTTGCAAGTGATTCAGTTAATTCATCAAAGATAGTAGATGGTTCTATTGTCAATGCAGATATAAATGCTAGTGCTGCAATTGATGCAACTAAAATACATGATGGTACAATATCTAATACTGAGTTCGGTTATTTAAATGGTGTATCATCTGCAATACAAACTCAATTAGATGCTAAACTTGTAAAAGCAAGTAATTTATCAGATTTAACTTCAGCATCTACTGCAAGAACTAATTTAGGTCTTGGTACAATCGCAACTCAAGATGCAAACAATGTTTCTGTTAGTGGTGGTAGTATTACAGGTCTTGGCGATCCTTCAGTTTCATCTGAAGCTGCTACTAAAAATTATGTAGACCAAGCTGTTGCAGGATTAAGAACTAGAATTATTGCAGAAGCTGGTACAACTGGAAATATAGATTTAACTGCTGATCTTCAAAATGGAGATATAATTGATGGTGTAACATTAGTTACAGGGGATAGAGTTTTAGTTAAAGACCAAACAGATGCAACTACAAATGGATTATATATTGTTGTAGCAAGTGGTACTGCATCAAGAGATCCAGAATTTAATACTATTGCTGAACTATCAGGTCAAATGGTTGTAGTCAATCAAGGTACATCAAATGATAACAAAATATTTTTATGTACTACAGATTCAGATGCAACTATAGGTGTAAGTAATATCATTTTTTCTCAAGTTACCCCAGCTAATGTTGGAACAGTAACTTCAGTAGGTGTAGCAGATGCAGGTGCATCAGAATTTACAGTAACTGGATCACCAATTACATCATCTGGTACAATTACTTTAGCACTTAATACAGTTGGTAATTCTAAATTAGGAACTGGAATTGATGCTGCAAAATTAGCAGATGGAACTGTATCTAATACAGAATTTCAATTTATAAATTCTTTAAGCTCTAATGCTCAAACACAAATAGATTCAAAAATTGGTAATGTTTCAGAAGATTTAACTCCACAATTAGGTGGTAACTTAGATGTTAATGGTAATTCAATCGTATCAGTATCTAATGGTAATATTTCAATAACACCTGATGGAACAGGTAAAGTTATATTAGATGGTATAAGTTATCCAACAGCAGATGGAACAGCAGATCAAGTAATGAAAACTGATGGTGCTGGTAATATTACTTTTGGCGAAGTATCTGGTGGAGAACAATGGCAAACAGTTAAAACTTCAGATTTTACAGCAGTTGCTGGAGAGGGATATTTTATTAATACAACATCAGCAGTAGTTACAATGACATTACCTGCATCTCCATCATTAGGAGATTTTGTAACATTTGTAGATTATGCAGGAACATTCGATACAAATAATTTAACAATAGGTAGAAATTCACAACCTATTCAAGGTTCAGCAACAGATTTAACAGTTTCAGTTGAAAGAGCATCTAACACTTTAGTCTATGTAGATGGAACACAAGGTTGGTTATTAAAGAATAAATAAAGGAGATTATTATGGCACATAAAAATTATCAATATTGCGTAGCTGAAAACTGGGGTAAAGGATTTATTGAACATTCTGAATCTCAAAAAATAACTTTCAGAGGTTACCCAGCAAATGTTTGGCAAGTACCAGCACATAATAAAGATGCTAATTTTTGGATTAATAAAGTTTTAGGTCAAATTAAAACTAAAGATGAAGCACAAGCACTTGTTGATGCAGAAGTAACAGCTAGTCAAACAGCTTGGGATAATAATAATGCTATTGATGGCGAAACTATCGAACAAAAAATTGAAAGAATTGGCGAAAGACCAACAGATATAACATTAGAGGAATAAATGTCAGAATACAAAGGAATACATGGTGGTAAAGTTCAAAATTTTACAACTAATCCTGATAATCCAATAGAAGGTCAAGTTTGGTATAACGAAACTGATGGAAATTTTAAAGTATCTTCTATTTCAACAGTAGGTTCTTGGTCTACGGCTAATGATATGAATACTGGAAGATATGGTTTAGGATTTAATGGTACACAAACATCTGCTTTAGGTGTTGCAGGTCTTAACCCTCCAAGCACAGCAATAGGAAACACAGAATTATACGATGGAACTTCTTGGACAGAAGTTGCAGATTTAAATACCGTTAGAGATAGTGGAGTAGGAATAGGAGCAAACAACACATCAGCATTATTTACTGGAGGATATGAAAGTGGTTTTAAAACATTAACAGAATCTTGGAATGGCACAAGTTGGACAGAGGTCGGAGATTTAAATACTGCTAGAAATCAAATGGGTGGTAATGGAATAATAACTTCAGGTTTAATTTATGCTGGACAAACACCTGGTGGAGCAAGTGCTTTAACAGAGTCTTGGAATGGAAGTGCTTGGACAGAAACAGGAGATGTAAATACGGCTAGACAGTATGTAGCAGGAGCAGGAGCAGATAACACATCGGCTTTAGCTATTGGTGGAGGTGCAGGATCGGATCTAGCTTTAACTGAATCTTTTAATGGTACTAGCTGGACAGAAGTTAATGATTTAAATACTGCTAGACTTCAAATAGCAGGAACTGGAATAACTACAGCAGCCTTAGCTATTGGTGGAAGTGCAGGTTCTAGAGCAAACACAGAGCAATGGGATGGAACTTCTTGGACAGAAGTTGCAGATTTAAATACAGGTAGATCACATTTAGGAGGAACAGGTTCTACAACTGCTGCATTAGCATTTACTGGAAAATTACCTCCTGGAGCATCATCAACATCAACAGAAGAATGGAATGGTGCAGGATCTCCATTAACAAAAACAATAACAACATCTTAAAATCATGGCAACTTATAAAGAAATAAGTGGCACAAATGTAGAAGTAGTATCATCTGATCCTAGCAATCCTGTTGAAGGACAAGTTTGGTATAATTCTACAACAGGTCTTTTAAAAGGTGCTAGTGTTAGTACAACAGGAAGCTGGGCAACTGGTGGAAATCTAAATCTTGCTAGACAAAGTTTAGGAGGCACTGGAACACAAACAGCTGCATTAGCTTTTGGTGGATATGACGATGCATATCATGCAGAAACAGAACTTTATAATGGTTCATCTTGGA